GTGGACTCCAGCGGTCCAAGGATTGATCCGTGAACGACAGATCGTGCACACAGGAGAGATGGCATTAGCAGAGCATGTCGTGCGCGCTGTCTCAGTTCGGACACAAGGCTCTATCGCTGTGAGCTCTCAGCGGTCGCCCGGACCGATTGAACTCTGCAGGACAATGATCTTCTCAAGCGCAATCGTCGCCGGCAACAAACACAGCCGAGGGAAGCCACAACTCGTCGTCGTCGCCAACTAAGATACGCGCGGAGTCGTGCGTCGAGCCTTTCGTCGGAGAAGTCCCGGATGCGCGACTCCACCAAAAGCCGACCCATCTATGGAAGAGTAAAGACATGGCATTATTCGAGCGCAAAGTATCTAAAGCTGCAATCTCTGAGCCAGTAGGCAAAGCAGCTGCAGCAGGTGGCGGATACACCGGTCAATCAATGATCGGCGCTTACTACACCTACCAAGAAGGCGAAGCGCGCAATCGCGCGATGAGTGTCCCAGCAATCTCACGCGCACGCGATCTCATGGCATCAGTGATCTCTTGCATGCCGTTGATCATGTACAAAGAAACATGGAACGAACAAACAGAAGAAATGGACACCACTCGACTCGCTCCGCGCAGCTGGCTCCGTCGCATGTCACCATCCATCCCGAACTCCACACTCCTATCGTGGTTATTTGACGATATTTTCTTCTACGGCGTGGGCTACCTCGCGATCACGGCGAGGACTCAAGATGGCTATCCCTCGGAGTTCGAGCGTCTCCCAGCCGGCTCCATCACCCGACGCGACCAGTCTGGTCCCGTCTTCTTCGCACCATCCAAAGAGCTTTACTTCCTCGGACAAGAACTCGACTACCGCAATGTCGTGCAATTCATCTCAGGCATTCAAGGCATCATTTATCAATCGCCCGGAGTAGTGAACACAGCACTCAAGCTGGAGTCCAGTAGGTACAGGAACGCGGAATCGCTTATTCCGTCGGGAGTCCTTCGGCAGACTGGCGGTGAGCCCTTATCACCCTCTGAGCTCAGCGCGATCGGCGCGCAGTTTGAGTCCGCCAGAAAACTGAATCAGATCGCTGTTCTGAATGAGTTCTTATCTTTTGAGCCATCACAAGCAACACCAGACAAGATGCTTCTCATTGACGCTGCGAACTATCAAGCACTTGAATGCGCACGACTAACCAATGTTCCGCCATACCTAGTCGGAGTGAGCACAGGCTCATACTCGTATCAGTCATCACAGCAAGCACGCGCGGACCTTTACATCTTCGGCGTGAAGGCATACGCAGAATGCATCGCCAACACACTTTCAATGGATAATGTATTGCCAAGAGGGACGATGGTGAAGTTCGACGCATCTGAATATCTCGAAGAAAATTATCTTGCCGACACGATGGACAGAGAAGACATGCCGGCAGAAAACACACAAGAGGAAATTGCATCATGATCCAATTCACAGCACAATCAGTCAGCATCGATGCAGCTGGACCAGACGGTCAGCCACGACGCACCATCACCGGCATTGCAGTCCCGTATGGCGTAGAAGCAACGGTCTCGGACGGGACATCGGTTCGCGTACTTGAGGGAGCTCTGCCAGTGGACGGAAAGGCTCCTCGTCTGCTGATGAATCATTCGACGGATATGGCAATTGGAATCGTGACGGCACGAGAATCTACGCCGGACGGAATGCTTTTTACAGCCAAGATCAGCGACACTCAAATGGGCAACGAAGCAATGACACTGATGAAAGACGGAGTACTTGACTCAGTAAGCATCGGAATCACCCCGACGCAGTTCAGCTACGACGAAGCCGGAACTATGGAGATCCGCGCTGCTGTCTGGAGCGAACTCAGCATTGTCGCCATCCCAGCATTCGCAGGAGCACAGATCACCGACATAGCTGCGAGTATCCACCAACCAGATGAAGAAGTAAGCAATAATCAAGAAGTAGTCCCAGAACAGGAGCAAGAAATGGCACAAGAAATCGAAGTAACAGCACCAGTCGAGGCATCAACCCCGACACCACTTTTCGCATCAGCAAAGCGTGAACCACGCCTGCCAAGTGCAGCTGAGTTTGTTGCAGCAATGCACAAAGGCGGAGAAGTTGCAGCCAACGCAAACCGCGTATGGAACGATTACCGCGCTTATCACAAGTCAGACATTGAAGCTGCAGCTGGAGACAATGTGCTCAGCAATGACGCAGGTATCGTCCCGGTCAGCATCTTGGCTCCTGTCTTCGCGGATATCAACTACATCGCTCCGGTGCTAAATGCACTTGGCACTCGCGCAATGCCAGCTGGTAACACTGGCGCGACATTCGTGAGACCAACTTGGACTACCCACCCGACGGTGGCACAGCAAAGCACTGAACTCACAGCAGTATCGGCAACGACTGCAGTGATCGCAGCGAACACGGTTAGCAAAGTGACATTCGCTGGTCAAGCACAGCTCTCATATCAAGTAATCGACTTCACAGATCCGAACGCAATGCAGATCATCATCCAAGATCTTGCTGGTCAGTACCTCACCGCAATTGACAACTACGCTGCAGACAACTTGCTTGCAGCAGCATCAGCTGACGGAGTGTGGGATTTGACTCCAGAAGACTTGATGAAGTCAATCTACGATGCAGCAGTCACCATCTCGCAGGCAACAAACTACTTGCCGACTCACATGTTTGTGGACCCAGCAACTTGGGCTCTCATGGGTCAGCTTGTAGACAGCACCAAGCGTCCAATCTTCCCAGCACTCGGTGCACCAGGATTGAACGGCATGAACTCACTTGGCGCAGGCTCAGCTGCATCATGGTCAGGCATGAACCCACTCGGTCTTGAGATCGTGGTGGACAACAAGTTCGCAGCAAAGACCATGGTCATCATGAACAAGAATGCGTTTGAGGTGTATCGCCAAGACCGCGGATTGCTCTCCGTCGAGGTACCGAGTACGCTCGGTCGCCAAATGTCGGTGTTTGGTTATGCAGCAACATTCGCTGCGAACTCGAGCATGATCCGCAAGATCACACAGGCTTAGTCGAGAGCGGAGCTTCCGCTCATGGCAACCTACAGCGTTACCTTCAAGTACCTACTGGATAACTACGCCGTACTGCAACTCCTCACCCCATCGGAGATTGCAGTCGGCGAATCCATTTCGGTCACATCAGTTGATGCAACATTCAACGGAACCTACACCGTCTATGCGTTGCCAGAGTTTGAGTACCTTGGCATCGACAGCGAAGGCGATCTGCTTTACGACTTCAATGTTCCGATCCAAAATCAGGTTCTCTACGCCAAGACCGCAAGCGATGTCTCGCGTATAGCTGCGACCGGCACGGTCACATACACACAGACCTGCACATGGATCACTCAACAAAATGTCCTCGACTGGCTTGGCATCTCCGTCGCTACAGCTGGCGATCAAGCTTTTGTGACAACTTGTGCAGCTGCATCGAATGCGTTCTGCAGTAGGCGCAGAGCTGAGGCAGGTTACACAGGGGACTCGCTCACGACCGTTCCATCGCAAGATGTGTATCTGGGCACGGTTATGTATGCCGGCATGCTTTATAAATCGCGCGGAACGGTTGATGTATTTTCTAGCTATCAGGACATGGGTCAGACACCAGTCGTCGGAATGAACGGTCAGATCAAACAACTTCTCGGCATTGATCGCCCAGCCTGCGCATGACCGTCTCCAATTACACCGATCTATTCAACAATGCGATGAGCGCGTTGGGAACAAAACTGGCAACCGCGACTGGCTTGCAAGTGGTCACTGATCCACGCAATTTGAGACCGCCGTGTGTCTTCATCTCGGCTCCGTCTTTCACGATGTGGAACTACAACATCGCCAAAATGACATTCCCCGTCCAGATCATCTCAATGGGTCCGGGCAACTCTGACGCATTGGGTAACATTCTCAACATGGCTGCATCTGTAATGACCGCAAATGTCGGAGCAACATCAGGATCCCCGACCAGCGTCGATGTTGGTGGAGTAGTACTCCCGGCATACGAGATGATGATTGAAGTACAGGCGCAGACATCATGAGCTTCTTCATCGCATCCGAGAAGCTTGGCAAGATCGGTGAGCTATTCGAGCCGAAAGATGGCATCAATGTCGGCGCGCTTCTGGCTGGTGGCTTCATTACCGAGCGCTCTGAGGTATCAACCACAGAAGAAGAAAAACCTGCTAAAACTAAACCTAAGAAAGCATCCAAGGAGTAATCATGGCAACTAGCACTTATCTTTCGTCACCAGTAGTTACCGTCAATGCAGTGGATCTCAGCGATCAGTGCACCGGCGCGACCGTGAACATCAACTACGACCAGCTCGAAGCAACCGCTTTCGGCGACACATCACGCAAGTATGTGTCAGGTCTTGGATCACACTCAGTCACACTGGACTTCTACGCGAGTTTTGCAGCGACCGAAACTTGGGCAACGCTCAAGGGTCTTGTCGGCACATCCACCAATGTGATAGTAAAACCAACTAGCGCAGTTGATTCGGCAACGAACCCGGGCTTGACATTTACTGGAACATTCTTGGCAGCTCTGCCAGTAGTTAGTTCTTTGGGTGCTCTTGGAACCATTTCCGTGACATTCAATGGTGGTGTATATACCGAGGACACAACGAACCCATAAATCTGACCGCACATCGGTCCGACACGAAAGCGAGTACTAATGAAGCTGCACCTAAAGGTGACAGAGAGTGGCAAAGACCCATACGAAGTGACAACTAATCTCGTCACACTCGTCGCATGGGAACGAAGATTCAAGCGCAAAGCGTCAGACATGGCGAACGGGATCGGCGTAGAAGATCTCGCGTTCTTAGCGTGGGAAGCATGCAAGCAAGCGAAGATCGTCGTGCCGGGAGAGTTTGACAAGTTCATCGCCAAGCTCGACTCGGTAGAAGTGAGCGCTGAGGAAATAGAAAACCCTACCCACGCGGAACTCACCGAAGGCTCCTAGCAGAATTGCTGGTCAGTCTTTCGTGGGCTCCGCGCTTCTACGAAGAAGAGTTTGACACTGCCGACCTACTCACTGTCACTACTGTGTTAGAGGAAAGAAACAGGAAGTGACAACATGGCGAGAACAGGCTTGGAAGTTTATGGGATCAAAGAGACCCTCAAGCAACTGAACAAACTCGCCCCAGATCTTCGTCGCGAAATTACGCGCGACTATAAGCGCATCACTTTGCCAATGGTTCAAGCTGCAAGGACAGCAGTTCCGGGAGAGCCACCGTTGTCTGGCATGTATCGCAAGTGGCGACGCGGTGGACCGTGGTACGGATCAAAAGTGGATCAGAAAATAAATGTCAAAATTGACACTCGACGCGCGCGCAAAAAGAATCTAGAAAAG